AAGGTTCTCTCACCCTGTATCACTCTGTTAACATCGTCTTGGAAACTATGGATGTAGAACTGTTTACCTCCTACACAATCAGGTGGAGGTGATGTAGCAGCACCTGTGTGTACTACAAGGTCACTAGCATTTGATTCTTCTACACTTATATCATAAAAGATAACATCGTCTGTCTCTCTGAACACACGATGTCTTCTGAATTGTATGTCGCTCACTTTTTCTTGAACTTATTATCTATTGCTACTTTAGCATAGTATAGCAAAATAATCCACACTGTAAACCATACACCATCCACCCATGATAGTGTCTCCCATGCCCATTGTAAAAATTTAAACATTAATCTCGTTGCCTCCAGTCATCTGATCGTTTATTCTTAAACCAGTCCGCTATATCATCTGCTCCACTGAAACCCCTTTTATGTTTCCTTGGATCGGAGTCTCCTATATCCAAGTACTTAAGAAAAGTTGAGTCAGGATCCGTTGCTAATCTTCTTGCCTGACTTAACATACCTCTTGCTGAGGTGTTTGATTTAGATAATTTTTGTGCCCAAATCATATCGTCGATGGTGACTTCTGTTCCTGCTGCTATGGATTTGCAGATTCCTTCTAGACGAAGGCGATACGCGGTAGATAACATGTATTAATATATGATATTACATCTACTTATACACCATACGATGAGACCCTCTGGTAAGACAGGGTTTCCAAACATTACTCAACGTGTATTACTCCTATCATCCCTGCCCCTGCGTGTGGGTCACACTGGAACCTATAATCTCCTGCCTTATCGAAGGTTACATCAAACGATTCGCCAGGAGCAAATGCTAAGTCAGAGTGTGAATACTCTGGATGGTCTGCTACCATCATATTATGTGGAGGTAGTTCGTTATTCCTAAACGTAACTGTATCTCCTACAGCTATTGTTAATTCACATGGTTCAAAGACGAGCATCCCTTCATTGCCCATCAATATTTCGACAGCGTATGCTGTGCTGCCCCAGAAGAAACAGAAGACAAGTAGTACACACACTACCACACATCTCTTGCTCCAATTTAAAAACTCTTTCATTAGTAAGTAAATATACTCATAGTATATAGTAGCACAAGAACAAAAAAATAGGGACTCGTGGTGAGTCCCTAACTTTTACTTTAAAATTTCTGTACAAACTTGCCGACATATATTGTCCGTACAATCTATCATGCAGGAAAAGTATTCGTCGATTAGTTCGTCTTGTGTAAGACTATGGTCTTCGTCGTGATGAATCCATTCTGCCATTTGATTGCTTGACATTCGCATGTTTGTCTCCGATAAAGTTAAAACATAATGAAGAAACTTTACTTCATCTTGTTGCTCCTTAACTCTACCATTATCTAGGTTCCCTGACCTATAGGTACTTTATCCTTTGTTAAACATGGTGTTGAAGAACACTTGCCAAGCACCTATAGCAGCACTGCCATCGAGTTCGTCAAACATATACATGTTAAGACGGAAAGCAAAGTTAGCCTCAACTATGATAGCATTCTGCTGTGCCACAGTGAGTGGTAGGTTGTCTAGTATCTCACGATACTTTGCCTTGTATGCTTTCTTATCCTCGATGTCAAACTTATAGAAGTCAAGACCCTGCTCTAGATTCATTGCCTTCTCTGCTATGGTCTTCAGTATCTGACCACCAGATAGATCACCAAGGTAACGAGTGTAGTGGTGACCCACTAGCAACTCTTCTTCACACTCCATGATGCGATTAACATATGATTGACATGAATCACTTGGTTTGATCTTCATAAACCAGTCGTCACCATAGAAATACTTAAGGTCTTTCTCTAGTGCTCTAGTTCTACTGAGTTCTTTCAACTCTTGTAGAGGACCTAGCACAGGTGACATAGCATGGGTGTCCATGCGTTCTTCCAAGGCACGATAGACATAGTAGAAGTCTGCTACAAGTTTCCTGTAACTCTCCTCCTTGACACACCCACCGAGAAAACTCTTCACGAAGGAGGTGTTCTCAGCAGCAGAGTGAGACTTCTTAGTTCCTTCCTTTATATCTTTAGAGAATGTCATTTAGTAGGTGGTACTGCGGGTACAATTTTCAATGGCATCTGTTCAATCTTAATTGTCTGAACATTTCCACCGCTAGCTGAGCCTTCGTCTTTCTTCTTGGAAGATTTGCCCGCTTGTACACCAAACGTAGCTAAAGTTCCTGTGAAGACCGAAGCTATAAAGGTCGGATCAATCTTCTGCTCCTGTACATAGCCAGGTATCTCAACGTAGTTAAGTGTGAGTATCCCTGCCGACCAGGTGAGTACCGCAAGTCTGACAATGGTAGATAGGAATGCTAGTTGCTCTTCCTTATCCTCAGCATGCTCTTTTAGTTTACCGAGGAGACCTTTCTTCTCCTCCTTCTTTACTTCTGCCATGTTCTTAGAATGGTAACGCAGGACCAGTTAGATCAGGGATAGCATTCTGGATGCCACCGCCTATGTCAGGCATAACTGATTCCATTACTTTTGATTTGATGTTATCTACGATAGCATCCTTTCTGATGAATACATATCCACCAATGCCAACGACTCCTAGTGCTACTACACCAGAGAAGATAGCGATTCCGTTAATAATTTTTTGCATAATAATTAAGTCAGTCTATTATATAGTCTAGAAAAATCATAGGGGTAAAAAAATACCCAGAAATTTTTTTCCACTTTTTTGGTAATCAAAAAGTCAATTTAGTTTATACTTCGTCTTACAATATTCTACGACACCTTCAACGTTATCATGTGTATCACACCACATGTCAGCACAGTCATACGTTTCCCTAGGTGTTTGGTTGGGGAAGGATGCCATCAGTTTCATCAGTACATTCTGACGGAGGTGTTGCTTTGAAGGTGTCCAGTCTTTCATCGTATTACCATGTCCTGTTCGTAATATTTATTGGGGGTTCTATCTATTCTACTAGGCATTGTAATAATGTCAATGGTTTCCTCGAACCATCTGTTCATTGACTTAGCCATAGCACGATAAGATGTGCCAACGTAAAGTTGTCCCGCTACAACAGCAACAGTTGCTGCTCCCCAGAACATATAATAGAACCTAGACTTCAGTTGATGCCTGATTCCGTCACTCTTTTTCATAGTTTAGGTAGTTTTTCTAACACTTGTTGTGTGATGTCATCTATAATGTTGACATCTATGTCCATGAACGGTGGGATAATACCTAGGATTCTAAGTAGTCCGTCAATGAATAGTGCGAGCACAGTGAACCCCAGTATCATAGAGATAACTGTAGCGTCTCTGTTGTGCTTTGCCATTGATGCCTCATCAATAGCTCTTGCTTCTGACACAGCAGCAGCAATGAGAGCATTGACCTCTTCCTTAGTATAGGTATCTCTTTGAGATTTGTATGCGTCGGATAAAGGTATGTTCTGTATGAGTTTGTTAACCATTCTAGTATAGGATGTAGTCTAGTCTACCCTACCATGAATGTTATGTCAAGTACATTGCTGTCCTTGCTCCGACAATACTTGGCCAGTCTTCTGCGATGGCAGCATTGACGTAGGTCATATGGGTAGTAGCAAGGGCAGTCTGACCTGAGTCGATCAGTTCTTTTTGTATCATGGTGTACTTTCCACCACCCTTTATTGTATCATATTTAGTTAAGTCATCAGCAGAAAACGATTCTGATTCGGTTTTCCACACAGGATATGTTAGTCCCTTTGGTTCTTCGTATATGTATCCGTCTCTAATAACATAGCTTGGAGACCATAATCTGTAGAAGGAATCGAACTCATCAATCATAGATTGTACCTTTGCCCAACCCTTTACTGGTTCCTTGATGAACAGTAGATGCTCACCAAAATAACTCTCCTTAATTACCTTGTAGTCTGGGAAGACAGTGCTTGCTGTACCCTTATCAGTAGATGGTATTCGGAAACCCTTGAACCATTTGTTCACCACTGTACCTCGCATGTCCTGATAGAACACACAGTCTCCAAACATAATCACAGTAGGTTGTGTAGACCTACGCATAATCTCTGAGTATATAACATCTGAGTTCTTAAACGCACCAAGATGTCGTGAGTAGACAGCATCGTTGTCTAGACACCACTGCTTCACGTACCTCATCTGCTCACCATGCCTAGCAGTATCATGTACTGTAGGTTTGATGCCAGGAAATCCAGTAGCAAATGTTTTCAATGATGTGACACCAGTAGCAAGTTCACTGGCACTGTTAGTGTCAATTATTATATGTACGTTCCACATTGTGTTGAGAGTTTATTTTTATTTATGCTCCGTCGTCATGATCCCATAGATGCCTTAGATCCTCTGGGTTTTGAGGTACCATCAGCACTTTAGATCCATCTTCTTTTGCTAGGAGTATAGGTTCACCCTGCTCTAC